GAAACTTACCACCATTTTTCGGCAACTCTTTTTTAATCACCATTGTTTTTAAACTTTCATTAGGAACTGCCATTTTTATATTCCACCTACCATCTCCGTCTTTCATATAAAAAACCGTCTTTCTAATTCCCATGCGAACAATGCGAGCAGGCCGTTCTTCTGGGCCCAAATATACAACATCATCTTGATTGTAATCATTGCCAATAAAAACCATAAGCCCTTCGTAGACGTTAAGTATGAGTCCCTTAAAGATAGATACGCCCAAGTATGCAAAAGCAACCCATACAGCTTTTCCGAATAACTCTTCTGCAATGTGTTGAAACTCATTATGATTCATTTCCGCTTCTTTTTTCCCCAACTGAATGGGTTGATGTTGAACTCTTTTTCATAGAATGAAATTCTACTCTCCAATTCTGCTCTTTGTCGCTGTTCTTCCAAGCTGTGCTTATCAAGTAAACTCCTAATCGTGCTATCTGCTTCGACCAGTTCCGACTCAAGCTTACCCAGTCTTGACTCAATACGATAGTACCCATACACAATAGCACCCACAAGAACACATAACTGTATAATCCATTTGATGTTAATGCTAAGAACCATATTATCGTCAACCAAATGACCACGATAGCTCCTTGCAGTTTTGACATCAGTCATGTTCTATGTCTTCAAATTGATTATGCAACCAACACCAATTTGACTTTGTGTATACTCTTCCATGATAATAATGAACAACTGAATCAGCCCCCATTATCTCTATAAAAACTGTATTCGACACAGTATCCTGAGGTGTGATTTGGTAGCCTCCTACGCTCCACCCTCTTCCGCATCCTGTTATTGTTATAAGTAACAGGAAGACCATAACTCGTACTAACAACTTCAAAATCTCCGTTATCCAATTTTTTTATTTTATGTTTCAAATTACCATCCACCAAGCCATAGCAGTTTCAACAATGATGTCAGCAATCGTATTATATGCCCACTTCTTTTTACTACCATAAGGCTTCCAATTTTCTATGTAGTATTCAAATACTTCCCAAAGAACACCAACAATAAAGACTCCCATCACACACCAAAAATCAGTCCATCCCCACCACTGAAACACTTTACAAAGAAATGCACCAGCCGCTATATGATAAGCTGTCCAGCCATCAAGTTGACCGGTTTCTTTTTGCCAAGTTACTAAATCAGTTAATGGGCTTTTCATCTTCGCTCTTCTCTTTAGCCTCTCTGTCCTTCTTACCCTCTGTAAGCTATGCATACTGCTGTAGAGTCTGTATGGTTTACAATACCACTAAAATTACCATACAGTATCTCTCCGGGTATAAGATTAACAAAAGAACTAATATCGTCACCTATGTTTGACGTAACCTTTATTTTTAGAAATTCAGTTGTACCACTAGAGTCTTTACCCAGTGCCTGTATAGCAATCCAAGAACCTGTATCTGGATTGACAACAGTAGTGTCATGCTCTAACATCAAAACCATTCTGACCTATTAATAGATTGGCGGCCTCTTTCTGTGTGTATTTATATAAACTCATATTAAACCTTTAAATGTTTAGAAACCTCTTCATCTCCAGCCATCATTGGAACTATCCTAGATAATAGCTCTGTTTTAGTTTCTGAGCTAGAGTATGAAATACCTCGTTTATCGTAAAAATCTTGTATCTCTGCTTTTGTATTGTCCATTGTGGGATAATCAGACTGGGATGTGGCAATATGATTAATAAGATGATGATGTCCGGGATCTAATCTTCCATGACCTCCACCATGACTATCTTCACATTCATCAACATAAGCCTGTTCAATCGTTGCCCAACTATTACTTCTTTGAACAACCTCACCATCTACTACTAAAAAATATTTATATCTAGAAGGATAAGTCAGGGTCTCAGTCGTACCATCTGGGTATTTTTTCGTTCTAACAGCACCGGGAGTTGTATTCCTGTAAAGGCGCAAGTAGTGACCCTGAGAACTTTTCCTTATAAGCATTAGTCTTCTTTAACCTCTTCAGATTCTAATGATTCTTTCAACATTCTAACAAATGCATCGTGACCTACTCTAAGTTGGTCTGCAATAAAACCATTAGATGCTTGTTTGTTTTGTATGTCGTTTATATGATTTACCATCATCTTCTGTTCGTCAGTTAAGTCCTCAATGATATATTCTACACCATCAAGATTAATAACTGGCTTTTCTTTTTTTTCTTTAGCCATTATTGACTCCTTGTTTAGTTAATTATTCAGCGATACTATCTGCATAAGCAGATTTAATTTCATCTGTCCATAATGCACCAGCTAATGCTTGTATTTCAGCAGATTCACTGCTTACATCAGCATTTGGTGATAGAACTCTTCTGTTGTAGCTATAAGAC